GAAAGAGTAATTGCAATAACATTTCCAGTTTGTGCTTGAAGTCTTGTTGCCTCTTCTACTTGAGACTTAAACCCTTTAATTGGTTCTGGTTTAATAATATCTACAACTTCAGCAAAGATATTACCTTCAGCATCTTCAATTGATACATCTTCAACTTTTACGGAATCTGGATATCTTTTACCAAACATTTTTTTCATTCCTTTCTTTTTATAATCTACCCAACACTTTTCATCGAGAATTTCATTTGTTAGTTTATCTACAAGAGTTTCTTCTTTATTTAAATTCATTGGTGGTAAATCAACTGGACCTGTTAATTTTTTTACCATTTCTGGTGGTAATTGTGCTCTTTGTTTTGGCGTCATTCTATGAAGCTTTTGTTGGGGGTTTGTCAAAGGCTTTTTATTTTTGTTAATTTCAAAACTTTTCCCTTCACCAATGTCCATTTCTCCACTTGCTACATAATCTGCCACAGTATCCAAGTAGTCTGCTGCTTTAGTGATTTTTGATTGAACCCATGCTTCTAAATCACCTTCACCCTTACCGACCTTTTGTTCTAGTCTCTTAAGTGCGTTATGGATAGTTTTTAACTCTGATCTTGCCATAGAATATTCTTCATCCTTTACCGAAACTTTATCCCATACTTTTTCACCATAAGAACATTGGGATCTTGTTTCTCTCTTATTGCATAAAGGACAGTATCTTTCTTCTTCGTGCATAGTTGCCTCCGATTTAGTTCCCCAGTTGTCTGCACCAACTTTACGACATTTAACAAGTGCTCCAGATGCATATGCACTAGGCCAAACATCATAACGAGACTTTACCTTATGATAACAAGCATCTTTTTTTCCAGACTTTTTCTTTTCTTGTAATTCCATTTCTTCGGTTCTTACGTTGGTTGGTTTTGCTGCGTTCTTTTTTTGTGGTTGATTTGGATCTTTTCTATTCTTTCTTTCAAATGCTTCATCCTCTTCTTTTGGAGAAAGATTTGATGCCATTTTAGAACTTCCGCATTTTGGGGTTGAAGTTTGTCCCGGTTGCCGTGCGCAAGGAGCACCAGCAAATGGACCACCAATTTGGCGCCACCCCGGAACTTTTCTTCCAGTTTTGGGATCTGTTCCACTAGATTTTTTGAACCAATCATGGAGACCTTTATCTCCAGATTTATTTTCTTCTTTTAAATTTTCAATCCATTCATCTGGAGTTTTATCGTGTTTATTCACAAAGGCATTATGAAGTTGTTCAGCAGTCATATCATTTTTTTTCATAATATTGTGCATAAGTTTGTCAATCGAATCGTATGAAGTATTTTTTAATTTTTTTAATCGTTCTTCAAGTTCTTCAACTGCAATATTCTCACATCCACAATGCTCTTTTACATCTTTGAATTTTTTGTGATGCTTTTTAGCATCTGCTTCCATCTTTTTCAAACGTGTATAATAATCTGGAATTTCATCAAGATGTTGAAGAGCAATATCCATTGCTAAATTGTGATCTTTTGTATGCTCATGCTCAATAGGTTCGCCCATATCAAGTTGCTTTTGTATAAAAGAAACATCCATTCGATGTTTCCTTGCAATTTGTTCAACCGTCTTATGAGATTTAAATCTATTCATTAGTTAAACGAACCCTTGATTTATTTATTATTCTAATTGATTTTGTGATTGTTGCTTTAAAAGTTTTGCCAATTCTGTAGTAGAACCGACAAAAAGAGCATTATTTACGGTTGTTGTTCCTTTTGAAGTATCCTCTTCTACATCCTTTTTAATCTTATGTAATGCCATAAGTTTTTCTGTCGTTTCGGTGGTAGTTTTAATTAACTGTCCAAGAACTTCGTATGCCCGAGGCATTTCACTTTCTTGTGCCAATTCTAACATTCCGTTAATTGCTTCTTGCCCCTTCTCCACTAAAGAATATAAATTTCCTCTTGCATAATCATAATCTTTTTTAATATCATCGGCATCTGAAGTATATTTTTGTATTTTTTCAGAAACTTTTTCTTCTTCGACTGGAACTATTTCCGCATCTACATTGAATGTTTCGTTTAATTTGTCGAATTTTTTTACCATTTTTTATACTATATCAAAATGTAGAACCACTAAATCCAAAATCATCTCCAGTTTCTATAAGTTCATTATCGGTGCTTGTGATTGACTTGATTGCTGCACCTGCTAAGTGTGAAGTAATTGGTGTCCCATCTTTTCCTCTTTCGACAGTAAGAATATTTCCGGATATAAGTTTTACAAATATCTCTTCTCCTTCAATATCAAGATATGTATTTGGTAGAATTGAAGATATATCATTTACAGTAATTAGAGTATCCTCAGTGCTAATATCATTTGATATATTTGTTACTACAATTCCTGTATAATTTTTAATTGCCCTTGGTTCTGCAGAATAAACCACCTCTCTAGTTGGTGTATTTGTAGTATCTCCAGTAATATAACTGATAGTAGTTTTTTTGATGATATCTTTTGTTGTAGAAGATGTTGGTCCAAACAAGTAAGTTTTTGCAGTAAATCTTAATGTATAAATTAAAACTCTTCTAGATGTAAAATCACCCTCATAATCATCTTGCATTGTGATGTTCTCTAAAATTACTGGAACATCTCTTTTTTCATTAATTTCATCTATTAATTCAACAGTCATTGTATATGCTGGTTGGAAGTATGGTAAAATTTGTTCTATAATTTGGAGAGCATCGTCATTTAATTTTGACATAATGCTGACCTCAAATTGCAAATTATACGGAACCGGCAAATAAACTTTTTTTGTTTCCTTTCCGTCAGTTATTGACTTTGCAGTAAAAGTTTGAGTTGTGGTGGATTTTCTTGTTGAATCATATGTTAAACCTGTAAATTCAAATGACATTCTCGGTAATGTAATTTGAATTGGTTTGTTTAAATCTGGTGATTGATTAAGTCTTGCAAGAAATTTTTGAGTTGGTCCATATGAAAAAGGAACTTTAATCACGCTTGTCACGTCATTAGAGTTATTTTTGTGTTTAATGGTAATATTATTAAACAAAGAACCAAACGAAACTATAGTATTTCGTAGAATTTCGTGATAGAAGTATTCAAACATATGATTTAATTTATGATACTATTATTTAATCGAATTAATAACTAATATTTATCTATCTATAAGTTAAGGCATACCAAAAGGATTATTTTCACTGAAATCTATGATTGTATCTGCTTCATCTTCAATTTCTTCATTTGCCGTATAACCATCTTTTACTGCATAAACATCAATTGATCTCAAATAGTGAGATGCACTTGACGAACTTCCGACGATATTTTCTCCAGTAATGAACTCCCCTGTAACTTTAGATACTTGAAGGACATTTGTAATAGAACTCCAAGATTTAACTCTCGCAGTTACACCACTTTGAGTTCCGGTTATAATCTCATTGAATATGAAATTACCAGTCGAATTTAAAGATGGATTTCCAATTATAATTCCGGGTGGTAATGTATAACCAAGACCCGCATTCGTAATACGAATTGAAGTAATTGTTCCTGCAGCGGAAACTCTTGCAGTCGCGGCAGCAGAAATAGTAGATATTCCGGTAAAAATAATAGTAGGAGCATTTACATATCCCGAACCCGCATTTGATAGAGTAATAATACCGACTATACCGTCCCCTAATGTTGCAGTAGCAGTTGCACCATTTCCACCCCCACCAATAAATCTTACTCCAGGTGTTACCGTATACCCAAACCCAGCATTTGTTAAGGAAACACTTTGAACTGATTGAGCTTTAGGATTTGTATTATCATTACATACGACAATACCACCAATCATATCTGCAATAGCACTTGCAGTTCCTCCGCCCACAGGAGCAGAAGAAATGCCAACTGTCGGAACATTAGTGTATCCACCACCTCTATTTGTAACAGTAATAAATCTTATACCACCATTTACAATTGAAGCAGATGCAGTTGCAGTAATACCTACTCCAATCATTGTAAGATTCGTTAGATTGCCTACCGCAACTTGATCTGGT